CGGTGTCGTTCTGCTTACCGAATGGCGTGAACTTGCGCACGGCGTCTTGGATGGCGGCGCGATATTCGGGGTGATCGGTGCTGCCCTTGAGCGCGTGGTGCAGATAAGCCTGCCCGGCGGACGTGTGCAGCCACTCGCCCATCGCGCCTTCCGGCCGCAGCGAATCGACGCCGCCCGGCAATTCCCAGCCGTATTTCTCGAGAGTCGTGCGCGGCAGGGCTCCGCGTCCAATGCTGGCGCGGGTGATAGCGTAAGCCTTGAGGAGGTCGCGCGGCTTCAGGCCGGTGCGCGCGGCGCGCTCCGAGGTTTCGTCCATAAAGCGGCCGAAGTGCTGAACGTGCGACGGGATCTCGCTGATGTGTCCGAGGTCGGCGTGAACGTCGGCCAGCGGGCGCCACGGCATATCCTCGATCTTCTTGGTCGGCGCATCCTTGTAGCCGGTGAGGTCCGGAACCGGCGGCTTGATGATCTGCGGCTTGGGCGGCTGGATGATCGACGGCGCGCCGCCGCCTAGGTCGCGGCCGACGCGGCCTCCGCTCTTCATCGGCGCGTTGCCGCCGACGACGTGCGGGACGTGCTTGTAGAGCGCCTTGGCGGTCAACAGCGCGGCGCGAGCGGCTTTGTCCATCTCACTTGGCCTTCGGCTTGGGTTTGGCGGGAGCCTTGGCAACGGGTTTCGGCCGCGCCTTGGCGACCCGGACAGCGGTGTTCTGCTTCACCGTCTCGATCTTGTGATCGTGGGCGTGATCGCGGGCCTGCATGGCTTGGTCGTGCTCGTGCGCCGCGCCCTCAATCGCCAGCGTGCGGTGGTTTTCGGCCTTGCTCTGCATGACCTCCTTGGCGAGGTTCATGGTGCTTTCGCGCTGCTTGGCCTGTAGCTCCTCCTGATGGTGGGCGTCGTCCATGTGCGTCCCAGCAACTTTGAGTTGCAACTCTTGGGCGCGCGTTTGGGAATTCATCAGTTCAGCCTGAACTTTAGCCTGCGCCAGCGTCAGGTTGTGCTGCGCCGTCGTCTGCTTGGTTTCCGCCTCCAGCCTCTTGGTTTCGGCGAGGTGGTGATCGACGGGCGTGTCGATCTGCTGGCCGGAACCATCGGTCTGCCCGGCCCCGGCGTTGATCGCGCCGACTTCCGCCTTTGATTTCTCGGCGTCGGCTTGAGCTTTAAGCATCGTTGCTTGAGCAGTCATAGTTTTAGCTTGAGTTTCAGCCTGCTGTTTAAGTAGTTCTGGCGGAGGCGCGGCCTGCGCTTGCGGAGGAGCCATGAATTGCTGCGGATTGTTGAAGCCCAATGCTTGCAAAGCTGCAATATCAATTGCTATTGGATCATAGAGCGCCGGGCTCGCGCCCTGAAGCTGCTTCAGCGCCATGATCTTCATCACCCGCTGGATGTGGCTGGAGGTGTTGGGGTCGGCCACCGGGACAAGGTTGGCGTCATCCAGCGCCTTGAGGAAGGTCGCTTGGTCCCACGGCAAGGCCGGGGTCTTGTTCTTCTGCCAGAAGGCGGTCGGGTTCTCCTTGAAGCAGCGGACGATCAGTTCAAGCTCGCGCGACTGCGCGGCATGCATGCGCTTGTGGACGCTGTTGAGGATCTTGGTGGCCTGCTCGATCAGCGCCAGCGTGGTGCCGACCGGGGAATCGGCCTTGCCCTCGCCGACCGGCTGCTCGCTGGTGCCGCCGACCCGCTGGCCCGTCTGCGCCATGTCCTGCACCAGCGCCATCAGCGCCTGACTCGGCGGCTGGTAGGGCAAGGGCATGATGGCCTGATTTATGGGTAGGCCGCCGGTCTTTACCAAGGCGCCGCCGCCCGGCGGGACTCGGAAGATGTTCGTGTTCTGCCGCGCCCCCGTGTCCGCCATCAGGAAGCCGGGGAAATTGTTGAACATTCCAGCGTCTAAAAGCTCTCGCCATGCTGCCGTGATCGCGTTGGTCGTGTTGCCGAGGATATGGAGCAGTCCGATATCGTAGAAACCAAAGCCGGGAATGTATGTGTATTTTATAAAGTTGTCGCGGGCCACAGGGAGTTCTTTGGTGTCTTCGTCGTAATTCCTGACGATGGAAAGAATTTCTCTGCTGGACTCATCGATTGTCACTCTATACGGGATTTCTAGCCCTGAAATCTTGCCTTTGTACTTGTGCTCATATCCCTTGATGTCCAGTTCGCAATAGCACTCGTAGATCTGGCGATCACGATCTTCCGGCCGCATGGTCGATGGCGTCACGCCCTGCTGCGCCTTCGCCGCCTCCTGCGCCGCGTCGAGCGTCTGCTGCTTGGGCGTCGAGAGGTCGATGTCCTTGTAGGCGCCGAGGATCTGCATGCGCCGGACGGTCGATGGCTTCATCATGTTGCGGTGGGTGATGCGCTTGGCGTTGGCTAGGTCGGTCGCCGAGTCGTTGACGATCAGATCGTTGGCGTCCACCGTCTCGCTGACCGGGCGGTTGCGCAGCGGGCAGTTGTAGACCTTCTTGAAGCTGGTGCCGCCGAAGCCGAGCATCAGGAACATCTTGTCGGTGTCCGGCACGAATTCGGTCGCGGTCGTCGTGAGATAGTGATTGAGGTCTTTCTCCAGCGCATTGGCCTGCTGGTCGCGCTGGAGGTCGGAGCCGTTGGCGTCGTCGCGGATCTTGACCGGGCCATCGGTGGGCAGGAACTCCGACCGGGCGTTGGCTTGGAAGCGCAGCACCGCCTCTTGCAGGATCGGGTGGCGGACCTTGGACATGCCCTCGACCGGCGCGCCATCGGCCGCGCCTTGGATGTTGGGGATCTCGATCTTGAAGCCTAGGAGCTTGATGCCTTGGGCGCGCTCCTCGATCCACTCCTGCCGGGACTGGAGATCGTCCTCGACGCCCCGGATCAGGTCGTCGGCGATGCGCGCCAGTTCGAGCGGGTCGATGTCGTCCACGAGGTTGGCGAACCAGCCGGACTTCGCCTTGCGCGGCTCCTCAATGGGCCGCCCGTCGAGGCTGACGGTGATAGAGCCATCGGGGTGCTCGATGCGGAGGATTGCGCCCTTGTCGTCGAACTGGGGCGAGTCGTCGGGCTCGTTGTCGGACTCGGAATGGACGATGGACAGGCGCGGCTTGACGGCGCCCGGCTCCGCGTCATGCAGTCGGATGTTCGAGTTGGCTCCGGGGACAAGCGGCATCGTCTTCGCCTTCCATGTCGGCGACGAACATGCTCATGCCCTCGCGGGCGGCTTCGTCGTCGCTGCGCGCGATAATGTCATAGATCCGCGTCTTGGCATATGGCGGCCTGCCGAGCACCGTAACGCGCCATTTGTTGCGATTGAACGGCAGGCCTCTGGATTCGCCGAGGCGAACCCAATCGACCGTGGCGGAGCAGAGGATCGGAGCTTTGATCAGCATGGCGTCAGTCCTCTGTGAACAGAACGGGAACGGGCTTGTCAGAGCCCTGCCAGCACATTGCGAAGGACATATCCCTCCAGCGCCCAGATCTTGCGGCGGGCGTCGTCGAAGGCGATGCGCTTGGCGATGATTTCGTCGAAGGTGAGCGGAGACGAGCAGCCAGCCTCGCCGACGACGTGATAGCCGTTCATCAATTCGATGGCGCAGACCATCAGCGTGCTGTCGGGGAATCGATGGTATTTCACCAGCCGGATGCGCTGGTCGATAATCTCAGGCGTGATGCGCGGCGCGGTCTTGCCGCTTTCGCGGATCTGCATTTCGACCTGTTCTTCGGCTAATCTGCTCACGGGCTCTTCCTTCTGTTCTGGATGCCACAGCCACTCATTGTCGTTGATGTAGCGATATTCGCCGCCTTGGCTGTCGTGATTCATCGCGATCAGCAGCTTGGTCGGCCTGTCGTGGGTCAGACCCTTGCCGTTGTACGGGCCGCCGACGCACCGGCCGTTGAAGATGTTGTCGCTCATACCTTCACTCCCGCCCCGGTGATCAATCGACAAGTGCCGTGCGTGGTCGGCGCGACGGAGTCGGGAATCCACGACATGCAGCGCGTGGCGATGCAGTTCATGTTCTTCTGCACGTCCGTGTCGGTCGCGCCGTAGTGCAGGCGCATGCCGCGATTGTTGGAGATCTGCTCGACGCCGCCGACCGGCGGCACCGCAACGAGACTGACGAAGGGACACCACAGCGTCTTGGCCGTCTCGATGGGCAGGCCGGTGATGGGGGCGACCTTGGGTGTGGTTACCGGGCGTTGGGCGGGGGAGTCGGTCATCGTTCCTTCAGTTCCTTCTCAAGCACCTTCAGCGCCGACTTCAGCAGCCGGATGTTGTATTTCAATTCCCTCTTGCGCCAGTCCTTGACGGTGGTCTTGGGGACCACCTTCAGGCGCGGGACATCGCCGCCGCTCATCGCCGGAACCTGTTGCTGATCCACGAGCCGTCCTTGACCTCGCGGGTGGTCGCGACCGGCGGCGGCTCGACTGCCTTGGCCTCGACCTCATGCTCGCGCTCTACCCTCTCGCGCTTGGGCGGCGGCTCCGGATATCGATGCCGGGGATCGGGCTCCGGATCGCGGCGCCGGGGCTCAGGCTGCGGCACAAAGTGTTTCTCTTCCTTTTCGCGGCTCATGACACAATCCTCCAGTCCTTCGCCAGCATGTCGCTCTGGCTCGCCAGCCAGCCCATCAGGATCTCGCCGGTCGCGGTCTTCATGATGATGCACGGCAGCACCTTGGCCGATCCGCCCTGCTCGCGGGCGTGGATGCGGGCGTGAACCGACCACAGGTCGGCCGCCTGCACCTCTCGCGCCCCCTCAAGGCCAGACAGCGCGATCCACATGCCTTTGCCGTTCCATCCCTCGCGCTGGACCTTGAGGCCGGTTTCCATGGCGCGGATGGCGTCGCCAAAGGCGAGGTGGCTGACGAGGACATCCTGCACCGGCAGGCGCGTCTCACGGATGTCATTGCCCATGCCGCCGGGCAGGAGATCCTCGCCATGCGAGAGAACCTCGTCCGCCGGGACATTGGTCACCTCGACGCCTTCATTGCCGCTGGCGATGCGAGTGAATCCCACGCCGTAGAGCATGGCGTCGCTCACCGTCTGCTGCTGGCCGGTGAAGGCGGTCGGCTCGCCCTGCTGCTGTTGCGGCAGCGGCGGCGGCGGGAAGTCGAACGGCGGAAACTTGGAGGGCGCCTGCTTGGGCAGATCGAGCTTCGCCTCGCTATGGCCGATATCCGCGCCGATGTCGTCATCGCCCGGCGACGCTCCGAATCGGCCGACGCCATAGCCGCCGGGATTGAGGTCTGGCCCTGTCGGGTGCGTCTCGTCGAGAGCCTTGGCGATGGATGGTTTCATGGGGATGCGGGGCATGAGATCTCCTGTGGAAGTGAGGGCGAAGTTTTTACGCCTCGCCCTCTGGCGCCTTGCCTCGCCAATCCTGACCACGCGGCGCCCTGCGTCGGCGCGATCATCTTAACGACGCGAGCCCGGATCATGCAAGCAATCATGCGTCGTAGAGCGGCGGTGGCGTGCGGACGTTATCAAACTGAACAGCGCGATCAATTTCGGCAAGCCGTTCTATCGACCGGGTCAGCAGGCCGCACTCGCGCATATGCTTGAGAGCTTGGCTGACGGTGTCCACCAGATCGTCATGCTTGCCCTTGGGGAAGGTCGAGCACTGGCGAATCACCATCTCGGCCCAGTCGCGGTCTGGCGCGTAGATCATGCTTTCGGCGAACAGGTGTTGGACGCTATAGAGCCGCGACAGCTTGTCGATGGACTTAGGATCAATCAGGTGGACGGCCCACGGCTCAAACCCAAACAGGCGGCGCATCTCCTGCGCCACGCTGATGCCGCTGGCCTTGTTCTCGATCAGCAGCCGGTCAACCTTCAATTCGCGACATGAAGCCGCGACCTTGACGATTAGCTCGTGGACCGGCAGGCGCTCCATCCACGCCGACATCAGGATGACGTGAGGAACCGCGTCGAGCATGGTGCTGGCAGCGCCCTGATAGGCCTCTTTCGGCCGACCGTATCGATCCACCATGCGGGTGGCGCGCACGCCCGGATCGCCGGTAAACACGCCCCAGACGGTCAGGGCCGAATAGTCATTCTCTTCCTTGAGCCCGTAGGCGGTGTCGAGGCTGGCGACGATGAAGTCTACCGGCGGGAAGGTCGGTTCCGTCCATAGCTGCCACCACGCGTCCTTGATGACGCCGCCGCCGCGCGGGGTCGGGCTCTGCTGGAATTGCCCGGCGGTGGCGAACGGCCCCATGATGGTTTCATCGCGCACGACGACCGACAGCGGGAAGCGCGCCGGAAATAGAAGCTCGTCGGCCGTGGTCCTGATGTCCATCAGGCCGAGGCGCGTGGGCGCCGCCCGGTCGGGGTCATAGCGC